CATGCCTTCGGTGTACGGAACTTCGACTTCGACCTTGGTGCCGAGGCGGGCAAAGCGGCTCTTGTACGCTTCGACCTTCATGCGGATACCTGTGGTCTCGCCTTCTTCCTTGAGACGACCGTTCGTGATCAGGAAGATCTGCGATGCCGAGTACTTGATCGCGTTGTTCACGATCCACGCACCGTTGCCGTTCTTGATGTCGACAGTCGGGTACACCTGGTGCGTCACGATGAACGCAAACGGCAGACGCTTGATCCGCGAAACCAAGGTGCGGAGCATGTGCTTCGCTTGCTTGGCACGTTGACCTTGATCACCCTTCTGGTCGCCAGAGTTGAAGTGCTCGTCCTCGGTGTCGGTCAGGAGCATGTCCAGACTGTCCAATGCGATGATGACCTTCGGCGAATCGGGCTTGTCATACCCATATGCGGCTGTGTAGGCCTTGATGAAGTCCGAGACGATCGTGACCACGTGACTGAACGTCGTGACACCAGCGTACTGGAAGTTGTCTTCATCGAGCTTCATGTTCAGCTTCGACATGTACCCGCGATCGAGTGCGTTCTCCGAGTCGAGAGCCAAGATGAAGGCGCCTGCTTCGTTCTGCGCGGCTGCAAGGATGTTGCAGAGCTCGAACGACTTACCAGCCCCTGAAGGACCAGCGAGACAGGTGATGCGACCTTGTGGAATGCCCTTGTTGTAGGACCCCGAGACTGCCTTGTTCACAGCATAGTTCCCGGTGCTGTACCAGAAAGTTGGCGGGTCGAATGACGTGATCACGTCGTCCATCTTTTCCAACTTCTTGCGGAAATCGCGTAGGAATGCGAGTGCCATATTAAAGACTTTCGTAAATAGTGTTCATGAAACGAGGAGTGCCATGTTCTACGTCTATCAATACCTCTACCCTGAAACCCGTGTGCCGTTTTACATTGGCAAGGGTCAGGGCGATCGGTCCCAATATCATCTACATGCAGCGAACACTGGAGTGCATGAGAACAAACTTCTGGAGAACACCATCAAGAAGGTTCAACGCGGCGGTTGCGACCCTCTCATTGAGGTTCTTCAGGAGTTCAACGACGAGAACGAAGCCTACGATGAGGAAGAGCGGCTCATCAAACTTTACGGCAGGAAGCGTTACGAGGGAGGTCCGCTCTGCAACTTGACCCTTGGTGGTAGAGGCCCGTTGGGGTACCAACACACTGAAGAAACCAAGCAAAAGATGCGGAAGCCCAAGTCTGAGGAAGCCAAGCGACGAATGAGCGAGGCAAAGCGCGGTAAGCCGCAACCAGGCATCAGTGCGTCGATGACAGGCGGTCCTGGTCGGCACATCAAAAGCTGGTTGTTGCGTGATCCGCAAGGTATTGTTCACTCGGTCGTCTCCCTCAAAACCTTCTGCCGTGAGCATGGGTTGAACTACAACTCACTGGGCTCGACACTCACATCTGGAGCCCCTATCTCTAGAGGCTCCAGCGCAGGTTGGCAGCTTATGCAAGCCTCGGCAAGGACAACAAGTTGTCTGTGAGACGGTTGTCGGCAACTGAGCGAACGTATTCGCGCAGCAGGGTCGGCGACACTACCGTTACCCATGCTTTGCCACCAAGGTGATCTAGCGTGTAGAAGCGGATATCACCTCGACCGGCGCGCTGTTCCTTAATGGCGAAGATCACGGTTGACACGTCCCACGGGGTGGAACCTGTCCACAACTTGGTGATGTGCTCACTGTTGAAGCTGCCGTGTGGCGTTGTTGTGATTGCTGTGACTTGGTAATCCATCACCCGTCTCCTTACTCGGCGGCTTGAGCTGCGGCCTTGGCAGCTGCAGCGCGAGCGCGGAGCTGTTCAACGACCGAGAGCTTGGCACCAGCAGCAGGAGCGGCAGCGACGGTTTCCGTCGTGGTGTCATCAGTCGCGGTGGACTGGGCGGCAGGAGCAGCTGCGGCAGGAGTACGCTTGTTCAGCGTCAGACCATTGGCACCAGCCGGCTTGGCTTCCTCGTACGTACCACCGCTTTGCGCAGCGACCAGCATGGCTTCGAGAGCCGCGCGATCGGTCTTCGGAGTGCGGTAGTCGCCGAGGTTGTACAGCGTGATCGACTCGATCAGATCGTCAGCGACATCGGTCTGCTTCGGCGCGAAGTTCGACGTGGTGTAGCTGTTCTGGCCGGAACCAGTGACCGTCTTGCGGAAGCGGAAGTTGTAGCCGCCCTTCAGCTCGTACGGAGCCTCGTCCATGTCTCCCGACTGGAACGCAGCTTGGATCTGCTTGAACACCTGCGGGCCGAACTCGATGAGCTTGACCATCTGCTCGGCGTCGTGTTCCACCGGCGTTTCGAGCACCAGCACTTGGCCGATGTAGCTCTTCTTGCGGTAGAACGTCTTGCCGAGTTCTTCGTTGTGATCGGCGCTGTTCTTGTCGTAGAAGCGCGACGACAGTTCGCAGATCGGGCAGGCTTCGCCGTACATCTTCAGGCACGCGACCTTTTCGCGCTTGCCATTGATGTTCAGTTCGTGGGTGAGGTTTTCCGTGAGAAAGCCCATCGGGTTTTCTTCATCGGCGTCGGGAAGGAAACGCACGGTCGACACGCTGTCGACGGGAGCCTTCCAGAAATTGAAGAACAGCTTCCACGTTGCATTTCCGCCACCGTCGTTGGTCTTGGAAGTGAATGCTGCGGCCAGGTCGGCCAGTGAACGCTTGGTTGCCATGGTGAAACTCCTAAAGTTCAAATTGAGGAAACAGGAAGTGCCAACTGAATGTTGGGCAAACGTATTTAGCGTTTCCTGCTGTCCGCTTAGCGTCTTTGTTACAACGCATAGGTGAATTGTAACGTGTAACAGACGCTGGTGAACTTGTAACGAGGATCAGGATTCAGGGCTCACCGGTTGGTGTCAGAGGTGTTTGTGTTGAGACATACAAGCCAGGGACCCGAAGGTCCCTGGCGCTGTCCTGGTGCAACGGAGAGGTGCTCTGTCACTCTCCGAGACGGTGCCCCTTGCTTGGGGGCGGCATTTCGCTGTTCGGGCCGGTGTTGTGCCGGAGCAGATACACCAGGCCGGCGACGGCCAGCGCGATGAACATCACGATCGAGACGAGCTTCCCGAGGGTCATCAGGAGTTCGATCCCGATGACGACGAGGATCGCGATGACGAGGGCATAGGCGAGATTGAGCATTTCATTCCTTGGGTTGGGGTGGAGGTGTGGGAACAGGATCGGGCTTGACGGCGCGGCCGCAGACAGGGCATTGCCGTTGGTCCGACCAGTTCTTGCGACCGCATGCGCAGACGTAACTCAGCACTGCTGATCTCCTTCTTCGGCAGCTTCACGTTCCATGTCAGCCACCACCTTCGCGACGGCGGCCCGGCTGAGTTCACCGAACTCGACCACCCAGTCTTCGGGCCAGGCTCGTTCAGCCGAGTAGTTGCCGTACGAGAGCGCCAGGATGTGCGCCAGGCTGTCGTCGATGCTGCCGACGTTCGGTTGCCGATGGTTGTGCAGCGACAGGTCCGGCTCCGTCACGACAATGAGGCCGTTTTGGACGATGATGGAGACCACCGGCACGGAGTCGTCCTCGCATTGCTCGCCCGAGTACAGCGTGCAGACCAGGTCCAGGTACGGGAAGGCCTCCGAGAGCTTGCCCCAGTCGTTCACCACGTCCTCGACACTCGGCCACTTGCCGTAGTTCGTGCCTTCGGACAGAATGGTACCGTCCAGATGACACCAACCGTGCGGGCCGCCGATGTAGCACGTGCCCAGCCAGTCGTTGCTCACGTACTCGGTCGAGATGACGTTCATCTCCTTGGTCCAGCGACCGCTCATCTCCCAGCCACTCAGGCCGGTGAAGGGCTTTTCCTTGTCGACGCGGTTGATGACGGCGTTCTGCGCTGCGATGATGATGTTCCAACCGAAGAGCTCCTGGCAGCGTTCACGGAACGCGTGATCATTGCCGAAGCCGTACTCGGAGATGTAGCGCAGGTTCGAGTCCGTGCGGAAGTTGATCTCCTTTGCCTGTTCAGGCGTGACGGGCGTGCCAGTGACGTACGCCATCGGCCACTTAGGCAGACCAGGATACTGATCGGGGGTGAGGATCTTCATTGCTTGATCTCCAGAACGAGAGTGATGGTGTGAGTGAACTCGCCGCTAGTGGTGCCCGTCTCATGACGCACGTCGACGACACGGTACAGCGACTGGCGACGAGTGATAGAGCGATCGTTGACGATCACCGTATCACCACGGCTTGGAACGACCGCGAAGTACTCGCAGGTGCCGTCGTTCCAGTCGTTGGTTTGCAGCATGATGCGGAGGCACTGAATGCCTCGATGACCAAGGACGTTCATGTTCCCATCTCCATCTGAACTTCTTGCACTTCGTGGTCCAACCATGCGCAGGACATGGCGCCGATCTGCTGACGGATCGCGACAGCAGGCACGCACTTGTCGCCACGTGTCGACTGACGAGCCACCAAGGTTTCGTACGTGTTCCAGAACTCGACGGCCATGGACACGAAGCCCAACTTCTTGGCCAAGTCCACGAACACCTGGCGCCGCTTCTTCGAGGCGTTCACGATGTCGATGATCACGTCCTGGCCGTTTTGCTTGGCACGCACCATGATCTCACGGATCTGCCAGTTGAAGTAGACCTTGAACTCCTTCTCGTGATCGATCGTCGCGTACTGCCAGGCGTTGTCGTACAAAACGACCGGGTCAGCGTCATCGAAGCCCATGTGCCGGTAGAACGCGATCTTCATCTCGTCCGCATTGATCACCGCAGCGCCTTGCACATTCGGGCGACCACGCCAGGTCGTCTTGCCGGAGCCAGACGGGCCGATCAGCAAGAACATACGCGGTGACACGACATCAACCTTCGTCACGATCGGCTCGATGGCCTCGAACTCGGCGATCCAGTCCTCGACCTTCTGCAACTTTTCAGCATGATCATCGCTGATCCGACCATTGGCATCAGACCTCAAGCAGTCGAAGAACGTACGCGACCGCCAGATCCGCTCTTCCGGCATGATGTCGGAGAACGCACGATGCGTCGCGTTCCGCAACCCTTGGCGCTTGACCTTGTCCTTCATGCCGTACGGCAAGTGGTGCTCGATGATCCAGCGCACAGCACGCGCTTCATGCGGCGACAACAACGAGCGCAAGTCCGGCATGGACAAGTAGCACTCGGTGAACGTCACCGCCGACGCTTGTTCATGACCAGCATAGCTGCGGTACAACCCGCTACCGTCCTTCTTCTCCTTGGTCTCCTCGGCTTCCGGCTTGCCGGTGTCGTGGAACAACAAGGCGATCAAGGCGATCTTGATCTCCTGCTCGGAACGATGCGGTGCGAAGTGCGTCAGGTAGTGCCGCATCACCATCTGGGTATGCACAGCCGTGTTCTCTTCGCGGTGCCAAGGCGAAGCCTCGACGGTCGCGGTCATGCGAGCCCAGTGCTCGGAGGCCTGGAATGATTCGATGAAGGTGGTGATTTGGCTCATGTGTGCATTCTATGCTGGCAGCCGATTTCGGGATCAGTTCCAGCGGTCGATGAAGCTTGCCGGGTAGACCCAGTTGCTCGGGGCACCCGACGGCGGTGGGTCACGGTACTCGGGGAAGAACGGCACGGTGCTGTTGGTGTCACGCACCAGTTGCGGTTGTTGAGCCGCGGCCTGCTGGCTTTGGGCATTCATGCGGACGGTGTCGAAATCCATGGTGTGCTCCTTAGCGGCGGCGACGCTGCACGACGACCTTGTCGGCGTTGATGGTGATGGGGCCGGTGAAGTTCAGCACGTCGGTTTGAACGATGCTGGTCTTCACGCCAATGGGGCGGAAGTACAGGTGCAGCTGCTTCGAGCTGTACGCGCCGGTGTACATGATCTGGTAGCCGACCAGCGTGTGACCGGAAACCTTGTACTCCGTGGCCGGAATCCAGGCGTCGGACTTACCGCGAGTGCATTGACGTTCGCTTCCGACGTCGGCGTTGAACGGACAGACGAGCAGCACACCATCTTCACGGAACCAATTCCGAGCCGGGTCGAATGGCACGACACGTGGCGCGTCTTCGATCTTGATGAAGCCGACCGGGTCCGGGCCGCCGGCCTGTGGCGACGGGTGCGATGACCCGTGCGCGAAGGCGGTCGAGGCAGTGAGGAGCGCGAGGGTGACGAGGCACTTCAGTTTCATGGTTCAGTCCAGTTGAGTTTCGACGGTGATCTTGGTGGTGCCCGCATCCTTGGGGTTCGCGAGCAGCCAGAGAACGAGGGTGTACTTGAAAGCGCGGGCACCGGCTTCCTTGGCGTGCATCCACTGTGTGTGGTTCCCGGACGGATTCATCACCAGGTACCCGCCATTCTGGGAGACCATGCCGAGGTTCATGTCCTTCAGGGCTTGCACCAACTTGCCCCGAGCCGGCTTGATGCGGACCGAAGCAAAGCCACAAGGGAACCAGACATTGGGGTTGTCGAAGACCATCAGAGATGTGGCCGCCGCCGCATCCTGCAGCGCTTCGCCGATGGCCTCTTGAACGGTGGCGCCGATCTTCATTGCGGTGTTCCTCCAAGGAAATCGCTGAGCTCATCTTCACTGACGGTCCACAACAACTCCGTGACCATGGCGACGACGTTCACGTCGCCAGTGTCGCCAACCAGGAAGCGGGCCTGGTCACCGGCCTTGATCACTTGCTTGGGCTCCGTGTAGATCGTGATCTGATCGCGGAGGATGTACGGCTTCTCGCCAGTACGCTTCGTGACCGTCGAGCCGATGGGGATCTCGCCGGCCGGCATGAGAACGCGGATGGTCATTCGTACACCTTGCGGACGTAGGAAAGGATGGTGGGCCAGGTCTGCGGTGTGCAGACCGAGGTACGGTAGTCGAGGATGTCTTGCAACGCCTCGATCAACGAGGACCGTGAACCACTGTTGATGCCGACACGGAAGGCGGTGTTGATGGAAATGCAGGCAGCGGACACATCATCGTCGTGGCCGGTGAGTGCCAGATCTTGAGCCGTGAGGTTCGCGCTCAGGCATTCGCGACGGTAACCGCTAGCCGTGACGACCAGCGGGACGGGGAGGGTCGTGATGAGTTGCGACATGTCAGGACTCCAGTTGGTTGAGCGCGGCGAACACGCCGATGTTGTACAGCGCGAAGGGCGAGCGAGCACGATCGGTGAGTGCTGTGTGCACCAAGAACGTCACGTCCAATCCGGGCTCGGGCTTGAACCTGATGTTGGGATTGATCGGCAGGGTGTACATGAACGTGGTGCAGAAGAAGTCCTCGTCACCAGGACAAGCAGCGCAGTACAGCGGCTCGAGACGATCGGCGCTGATGAGCACACCAGTTTCTTCGTAGAACTCGCGGGCCGCGGCATCGACACTCGATTCACCGGGATCGACCTTACCGCCGATTAGGCCCCACTTGGAAGCGTCGTTCTTGCGGTTCACGGCCAGCACGAGGCCGTTGCCGTTGAAGGCGAGGATGCAGACAGCACGCTTCATTCTTGTTCTCCGAAGATCTCGTCGAGCGCGCGCTCGAGGAAGGCGATGGGCTCGCTGTCGGCTGCACCGTACATGGAGTTGCCGCGCATCAGGGAATGCACGAAGCGAGTGACCGTTTCGCGATCTTCACCGCGGTTCACGTACTGCGCGAGCGTTTGGTTCAGCTGCTGAGCGACGACGCGGCATTCCACCGGGAACTCCACGACGTAAAGCTGCCATTCGTCAGCTGTGAACCAGACGTCGATCTTGACGACGCGCTTGATGATGAGGTTCTTCATGATCAGAATCCGATCCGCTTGAGCGAGGCGTTCATCACGCGGGTGTTGATCATGCACGTACTGCTGATGTACTCGGCACCATGCACGTCGACGAGGATTTCGAGATCGCTGAAGACCTTGCCAGCGTTGATTGCGCGAATCAGGCGATCCGCAAGACCGTTGTGCGTGATCTTCAGGCCGATGCCGTACCGCGTGCTGAGGTCCGGGCGCTGCGGGCAGGTAGTTCCAACCAGCAAGTACGGCTTGCCGTCGGTTTCAGCAGTGCGGACGGTACCAATGAGTGTCAGTGTGTTCATGGATGCATTATACGCCATCCCGAGAACACTGGCAAACTGTTACATCTTCGCCGTCTGCGTCCAAGCGATGAACTGCTCGAACCACTCGCCGGGTCCCATCGAGAGCGGCCAGGTTGCCGGATCTTCGACGTGCCGACGGTACCAGAACTCGAAGAACAGCCGCAGTTCGGTGTGCGACTCGTTGATGAATTCGTCGAGGGTTTGCTCAGACACGGCGCTTTCTCCAGTCATAGATCTCTCCATCAGGGGTCTTGCCATTTTCGACCGAGGCGACGCCAGGCTTGCCGACGCTGTTCGGGTCTTCGGTCGAGATGCAGACGTGCGTGAACCCGAGCTTGCGAACTTGTTCAGTGCGCGCCAGGGCCGGGACGAGTTCAGTGTCGCCGAAGTACTCGGCGGTCGGAAACAGATCCACCCCGCCCGGGTCGGGCTTGTGGTAGTAAAGGACGATGCTCATGCTTGCATCGTATCATCGACCCAACTCGTCACATGATCAAAATCGGGACGTAGTCGCCTGATTCGTCGAGTGACGCGTCTGGGTCAACGTACTCGTTCACCTTTGTGAACGCGTCCTCGTTGTACTCGGACAGCCGCTTCAAGAGGCGCATGATCAGGACCGTTGCCATGACACTGTCGTCGGTGGCGCCCTTCTTCGCTTCGTACCCCTGGCCCTTCGAGACGAAGTGCTTGAGTTCGAAGATCAGGTCCTGCGACTTGATGCCCAATCCACCTGCGCTGACCTTCTCGATTAGGTTCTTGAGCTGCAGCGCAGACAAGACCTTCTGGCGGCCAGTGGTGAACACACCGAACTTCATCGGGTGATCGCTCACCAGCTCGGCATCTTGAACCTGATGCTCGTCGTTGTAGTACAGTGCACTCATTGCTTCGCCGACACCGTTCCGCTCAAAGGTCCAAAGCACCTCGGCTCTGCCACCATCGCGGATCTCGGTCATTCGTCTGAGCAACCAAGAGAGCTTGCTGTACAGCAGGGGAATGTTCACCGTGTTCGTGCGGTACTCCGCGACCTGCTGCAGTCCAGGAAAGTCGAAGACTTCGATGGCGGAGAAGTCGTTCCCAGTGCCGGTTGCGGGGTCAAGCCCGAGGAGGTAGATCTTGCCACGTCCTCCGAGCTCTTCTTCGGGCACCCAGAACTTGAACCCCATCGACTCCCAGAGCGGCGCCTCCCAGCGAAGCTGGTTCAGACGAATGGAGTTGATGAGCAGCGCGTCACTGGACAGGAACTCGCAGTCTAGTTCCTGACGAGCGCGAACCTCGCCAAGCTTGCCAACCATCTCCTTGTAGTACTTCTCGTCGCGGTCCGGGTGTTGCCACCACAGGAACTGCAACGGCTTGAAGGAGTTCTGCCCTGACATCGCGCCCCGCCATAGCGTCGCGAACAGATCACTATCGCCGTTCGGCGTTGAGGTGATGACGAACTTACCACCCGTTGACAACGATGGCGTCAATGAGCCCCACATCTCATCCTGAATACGCCGCGAGATGAACGCGATTTCGTCGAGGAAGATGATGGATGGTGATGAACCGCGACCAGTCTTTTCAGACGTAGCTTCGCAGATGATGACCGACTTGTTGTCGAACTCAATGGAGGTGCGGTTGTAGAACGTGCAACCGGCCTTGAGCCACTCAGGCAGCTCTTCGTACGCGAACTTCACACGCGAGTTGATTTCGACTGCGTGAGCCATGGCCTTGGATGCGATGACGCACCGCTTCGCCTTGTGGAACGTCGCGAACCAGAGGATGTACATTGCCGCGACCGTGGTCTTACCCATCTGACGAGAACAGAGCAGGATCGTGTCCTTGTTCTCGTGGATCGCGAGTACCATCTCCTTCTGGTATTCGTACAGCACAAACGGAACTGCACCCTTAGTAGGGTGCTGGACCTTGATGTACTTCTCCATGAAGTAGATCGGGTCCTTCTTACAGCGCCTCAGTTCGAGGATCTTTTCTGGATCGAACTCGCTGGTTGCATGTGCTCTTTTTAGGTTTGGATTCTTGGCCAAGTGTCTCCCATCCGAAGTCCCTTAACAGAAGGGCACTTCATCTTCATCTTCGTATAGAAACCTGCGTACTGCATCGTGCATCTGCTCGTGCATCATGATCTCAAAGTGGTTTGCCTTGATCTCCAGCTGCCGTGCATTCCGCAATCCTCGCTGACTCGAGACAGCGACAACGCTGTCGTTTGGTTCACCTGGAAGTGAACCGCCAGTGCTGATGATTGAGAGCATCGGGATGGTGAGCCTTGAGCTTGCCACTTCGCGAATCACAGGTGAGTTCGGCACGATGTCGCTCAAGCATGGAATGCTTGTCACCCACCGAGCGTATGCTGCGACACGGGAGCCGGCCAATGGAGCGCTGACCGTAATCAGTCGCTGCACGTTTGCCAAGTTCCGTGTTGCAATGAGCGTCGCAATCAACCCACCAAGTGAATGACCGACGAGGGTCACTGGTTCCGCCTTTGGGATGTACCTCACAACATCGGCAATCGACTTTTCAAGCCGCTGTCGAGAGTCGTAGTCAATGAGCACGGGCTTACCCATGTCCAGTTGGTGCACCAGGAACGCAAAGGACCGGTGCGAGGAATTCAGACCATGGATGTAACAGATGGTGCTCATGAGGTATTTATAACACCCCGCCAGCCTTCGGGATCAGGAACGGCCGTGTGTTGCGGCGAGCGCCGAGTTGATGTGCTTGAAGACATCAAGCAGTAGTTCCAAGCCATGCTCATCTTGCTGCTCTGACAGATGCCGTTGCAGACGATTGCAGCACATGAAAGCCGTTTCGAGATTCTCATCAACACCAGCAGTTGCGATCTCATCAAGTTGTGTCACTGACTGGAGCAGCGAATTCTCTGCAATACCGACCTTCAGGAGCTTGGAGTCCTTGCCACCATACGCCTTGGCTTGAGCAGCCACCATCTTGTGCAACGCCTGCATGGCGACCATGACCTCAGCCGCAGTGTTTGGCTTGCCCTTTGGCAGATCATTGAGTCGGTGAAACTTCACCGGGGTCTTGGTCCAGTTCGAAGGTGAGCTCACTTCAAATTCTCCATCTTGTATTTCGTGCGAGCAACCGTGCCTTGCAGCTCCTGGAACTTGTTCACGAGGAAGCCGTCTTGTGGAATCGTCTTCTCAAGCGCCTTCAGAACATCGTGCAGCTGTCGAATGAACTCGACCGGATCCTGTTCACTGAAGTGGTTCGGATCGCTCTGGCTGATGTGCACCTCATCGGCGCCGTATGCACCCATGTACATCTCCATGAGCTCATCAGCGAACTCAATCAGCGTCTCGTACAGGTCACCAAGTGCCAGGTGCAGTGACAGCGACTTCACCTTCCAGTGATGCACGTGCGCGCACCGCTGTGCCATGAACAGATTGCGAATCAGATTCTCCATGCCACCCTGTGGCCCGTGCTCGGCCGTCATGGTCTGCTCGTCTTCAGTGAGTGCTTCACCGAGACCCATCATCTTCTTCGTGATACCCATCACCAGCGCGTAGTAATCCTTCGCGGCTTCTGGGTACTCAGCCGAGACGATGCCCTTTGCCTTGTGCCAAAGGTGCTCAGCCCGTTCGGTTGAGACCTTGGCCTTCTTGGCGAGATGCTTGAGTGCAGTGCTTGGCATTATGCGATTCCTTGTTTCTTGCCCGGGACAGGCTTATAGTTTTGCATGGGACTGGACGGCTTTGAGGTGTCGCCGGTGGATTGCTGAATGCCGAACGAGATTCCAACGGTCCCAAGCTCAGCACGTGCAGCTCTACCGGCCGGCACTGTACTCTTCGAAAGGAAGTGCTTGGGGATTGGAATCAGTTCACCGAGTCTCATGGAAGCAGAGCTTCAATGGCTTCCTCGATCGACAGGCTGTCAGCGAAGTCGTCAAACCGGGCCTTGGCTTGGCTTGAACGGAACTTGTACTCGATCGGTGGGATGATGTGGTCTTGCACCGCACCACGAGAGAACGTGCCAATGAGCACGTCGCCTTCGTAGATCTCACCCTTCAGCGTTGGCCACTTCTTGTCAGCACCCTTCTTCAGGATCTTGGCTGTGTACTTGTGCGGCTTGACGATGTCACCGTCTTTGTGCGTGCTCTTGGCTTCGGTCAGCTCTTCGTCGAAGTCGTCCTCGAGGAACTCCTTGAACGTCATCTTGCCCTTGTGCTTCGTGATGCCACGCTCCTGATCACGCTTCTTGTCGCGCATTGGACCGCCGGCATTCCTCTTGGAGGCAAGCACCCCTTGATTAGGATCCCGTGGCTTGAGCGATGGGATGCTCATCTTGTATGGCTTCATGCTCGCTCCCACTGACCGTTGACCTTCTTGACCTTCACAACACTGATAGTGCCATGACCAAACTCATCGTCGTACTCGTAGTGCTGGTACTTGTCGCGAACATTTGCCTCGGCAGAGAACTTGCTCCAAGGGCCGTGGCTGTGCTGGGTACCAACCGAAACGTGCGCCTTGCCATGCTGTGGCTTCACCCAGAATCCGTACAGGTTCTCGTCACGGTCCTTCTTGGCCTTGGCTGAGATGGCGATGTTGCCTTCGACGTATGCAACGCGACCACGACCTGGTTGGATGCCGCCATCGGTGACGGTTACACGTCCAAGCACGTCCATGGTGCCCTTCTTGACGATGTAGTAGTTGTCACGCTTGTCGACCTCAAGGCGCTTCGTGTCCTCTGGCTTCACGCCATGGTGCTTCTCGATAGCCACCAGCAGGTCATTGCCGCTGTGGTACGTGGTCGTCCAAGCGAACTCGACATCAGGGAAGTCTTCCTTCTTGTAGTGTTCCTTATACTCCATGCCCTTCGGCTCGTCCTTGACGGCCGCATGAGCAGCCTTCGCAGCTGGAGCAACAGTCTTCGGTGCGTCCTTTGGACCATACAGGGTAGTGTTCACATCACCCGGAGCGACCTTCTTCTCGATCGACGGTTCATGTGCTGGAGCATTCATGTCCTTTGGCTTTGCAGTCCAACGGCCACGTGCGACCTTCTGGTCACGAATGTACACAGGGATTAGCACATCATTCTTGTCGGCGACTGCCTTGATGTCTGCCCATGAGACGCTCTCGGCACCCTTGGCACCATGCACCGCGACGACCATCTTGTAGAAGTCGGCTGGAGTCGAGCGCTTCGCCATCTCAGTGACGATGCTCTCCTTGATCTGCTTGTCCTTGAACTGCTTCCAGTCAGAGAAGTCAGTCGACACTACTGCGCCCATCGCGATGGAATCACCGTTCACAAGCTTCACGTTGTCGTAGCTCTTGCTCTTGGCCTTTGAGAACTTGTAGCCCTTGCCAGACTTGTAGATCACAGTACCGCCAATGGCGATGTCATCTTCGGAATAACCTTCGGTGAGCGCTGGACCTGTTGCGGCAAAGCTCTCAAGCTTGCTGAGTCCGACCTTCTCAACGCCAGAGTGCTTCACAGCTGGCTTGTACTTCGGATCCTTCGTCGATGCTGGCACTGCCTTTGCGGCCGGGAGCTTCTTTGCAGGCTGAGCCTTACGATCAGCGCCCGGAACACCGGTGATGAGGTTCTTGTACAACCCACCTGGACCGGCCATGGCCTTCGCTTGCTTGCTCATTGGCTCAGGCTTGTTCCACTTGGCGTCGAACTCCTTCTTGCTCATGGCGCCGTACAGAACGCGTTGCTGATCGAAGTCCTTCTTCTTGTCTTCATCGACAGCCGCCATGGCATCGGCTGCTGCAGCATCGCCCTTCGGTTCCTTCTTCGGAGCCTTCTTTTTTGGCTTGCCTTCGTCGTCGAGCTCTTCGTCATCAGCATCTGGTTCAGCAGCTGCTTCATCATCAACTGGCGCTTCATCAGCATCTGGTTCATCACCAGGTGGCAGATCATCAGCTGTCATGTCGTCAGTTGGCGCTGCATCAGCGTCATCCGTTGCAGTGTCATCAACTGGTGCATCTGCATCGTCAGCCGGTGGTTCACCAACCTCTTCGTCATGCAGGTCTGCCTTGACGAAGGTTTCATCAGGACGGGCACCAGACGCCCAATACGCCTTGATGTCGCCGATGTTGTACGCCATTGCCGTCTTCTGAACTTCATTCCCATCCGCGTCGGTGACGGTGACGGTGAACTTCTTCTTTGGCTTGTCGTTCACCGCGGTGTCGTCGGCTTCGGCGATGAGTTGGAGGAGTGACTTCTTCATAGTGGTTCCGATGTTGTTCGCTATTTAGGCGGCTCAGACTTCCTTGGTGTCCGCGTCAACTGAGATCATCCGCATGATTTCCTCTCGAGTTGCGACGATCGTGTTGTTCGTGACCTTGCCGCCCATCCCTGGGATGAACTGACCAGCACGCTTTCGATCGCCCTTGACACGGGCACGAGTTGCAGCAGCCTGGAGTGCGATGTTCAGATAACTCGCCGCCACTTCGGCGTTCCGAGCTGCGTACCGAGGCTCAATGATCTCGGTGTACGCCATCTGATTCTGGAAGGTTTCAAGAGCTGCGTCGTACACGGCGTCGATCTTGCGATCGACCTCAATGTCCTCTGCATCTTTTGGCGTGTCGACAGGAGCAGCCATCGCGGCCACTTCCTGCTCCGAGACCTGATCGTACTCGACCATCTCGTTCCGATCGCTGCCCTCAACGTCGAACAGCTCGTCGAGTGGATTATTCATCGTCTTCAACATGTACATTCTCCACGCCAGTCTCAATAATGTGCTCGAGTTCAGCCTTGACTTCCAGCATGTTCTTCTCCATCTCAGCCACTGTCGCTTCATGCTTCGTAGCCACGAATTCGATGAGCTTTGCCTTCAAGAGAGTAGTGAAGTGCTCAATCAGTTCAGAGACATCTTCCTTGAACTCAGCGTCACCGATGTCGCCAGAGTCCTTGTACAGGCGCTTGACGAGAGAGCTCCGATACTTCTTGTAGACCGCGAAGCCTTCCTTGCCGAACTTCTTCTCAATCTGATCGAACTGCGGCTCGAGCATCCGTGAGTACTTGAAGTACAGCTCGTAGCCAAACTCCATGCCATCTGGCAGCTCGTACCGAATCTCGGTTGGAACACCTGGAAGACGCATCGTGAATTGGCTGTCGCTTGGATAGAGCGTCACGAGACCGCTGCTGGTTGAACCATCAGTGCTGACCTTGATTGCCTTGTTTTCGCTGCTCATCAGATTTCCTCGATGTCCTCAATCGACGCCTTCGTGGCGTCAATCAAGATTTCAGATTCGTTGTAGGCCGTATCGATGACACGGGTGTCGAAGAGAATGGCCGCTGGCGTCACCAAGTACGTGATGATGACACCCACTTCAGAGCGACGGCTGTCTTCGCTCTCCAAGTGACCCTTCTGCAGCGCAAAGTTCTTGGCTGCATACCGTGAATCGCTGGTTGCGACGTACCGCTGACGACGCTCTTCACGCTCAATGGCGGCATGCGATGATGACATATTCTCACCGAGCCCAATGCCACGATAGACCTTCTTGATCTTAAGCTTTGCCTTGTCGTTCGCGCGCTTGATTTCGGGAATGGAGTCGATCAGGGCCTTGATTTCTGGGATCAGGGTCTTGTCATTGTTGTGCAGGTACTGATCAGTGAGCTTCATGAGCTTGTCGAACTTGCCGTCATTCGCGTACCGCACCTTGCTTCCTGTACGGAAGTCGCTGGCATCAGTGACACGACGCGGCTTCGGCGAATAGCTCAGCTGCAGCAGGAAATGCAGCACGTAGTCGAAGTCGTCAGTCTTACCGTGCGGGAAGTCGTTCGTGGTGTACAGCGTCTGTGAGAAGTCAAGTGCCTTGACGTGCTTGTACTGATCGGCGCCGATGTATCGCAGCAACCGATTTGAACCGAAGATCGATGGCGATTCTGAGAAGACACGCTCAATGGTGCGACGCCCAGTTGCTGGAGCGTCGATGTTGTGATCGATGTCAGCGAGCTTGGCATCCAACTCAGCCTTGTGCTTGCGCATAGCTGCTCGGTCGCCAGACATGAACGCGTCCTTGAGGCTTGCAGTGTGATGGGAGATGGCAGGGCGATGCTGCTTGAGCTTCTCAGCCGAGGCTACCATCTTCTGGTGCACGGCCAACGTATCATCGAGCCGCTCGAGGATCTCCTGAGAGAACTTGAAGGCCTTGCCGTGCTTAAGCAGGACATCACGGAACTCAGTGATGTGCTCCAGTGTGAAGCTCCGCTTGTTGAGCTCCAACAGCTCGTGTGCCTTCATGAAGATTACAGCAGCATCAGCAGCGCGCTTCTCCTCCACAGGCGACAGCGGCCGAACATCATCGACGGCGATCTCCTTGGATTCGAAGAGGAACTCTTTGAAGGTAATCATCACTTCTTTCGGGTTTGGCCGTTCGCGAACATCGATTTCTCAGTGATGACGCGGAACTTCATGCCTTGCTGCGTTGCGAAAGCAGCTGCTGCTTTCCACTTCGCTTCGTTGATCATCAAAGCATACTTATCGCGATCCGTTGACTTGGGTGTCAAAACGGTCTCCTTGTATGGTTTGACCTCAACAATCTCCTTCTGCACGTTCCCGTACTTGTCCTTGTAGATCACCAAGGCATCGGGATAGTACTGATGGACACGATTGTCGACTGGTGACAAATACGGAACCGAAAACTCCTCACTCGCCCACTGCATCACAGCTGGAGTTGAGTCGAGCCACTGGAACAGTCGGATTTCCCAGGATGATCGGAAGATGATCCGCGATGGATCGCCAAGGTACTTCTCTGGGTGCTTTGGAATGAAGCGCCCTTTGTTAGAACCGCGTTGCGCTGCCATTAGCCACCTCCACGTGGACGACCAACGATCGCCGTCGCTTGATCACTGCCAACTGTGCTGGTGTCCGTGACGACATCGCGTGTCGGAGCCGCAAAAGCTTGATTGATGCCAGTCCCGACTGATGCACCTGCTGAACCAATGCTACCGCTGACGCCTTTTCCAACGAGACCACCAATGGTATCGGCAACACTGCCGAGTCCTGGTACCTGTCGAATGTACTTGCCGAGCACTTCGTTCGTGAGCTTCGTTGCGGCACGACCACCAAGAGCCGACAGGGTCTTGAGGTACGGATTGTTCTCGCCCTCTGGGCTCTTCGCGTTTGCTGTGCGGTTCACGCCTGACGCTTCACCTGGGGCGCTGCCAACTGGCGGCATTGCTTTGCTGGCATCCAGTGGCTGCAGCGTCTGCATGTCGGACATCAACAGAAAGTCGTAGTCGAACTGCATCGTTAGGAGGCTGATGTCGTTCACATCATGTGCCACGTCATCCAAATCGAATGACTCAATGCGAGGGTTCACAAAGAAGAATGACACTTCCTTGGCACCGGTTTCGAGATCATTCTTGCCACCTGGTTGCATGAACAACTGCGTGATCTTGATCGCTTGGATGGCGGTACCAATGTCAGTGTTGATGACACCACGGTGCGCAAAGTCGGTGATCGCGGTTGGCGAATCTGAGAACAACATCCCTGAGCCAGTGTTGTAGTGCGCAACAGCTGACGCGATGTCGGTGCTCGATCCAATGGACCGGCGCGTGATTGGTGAGTGCACCATCATCATGAACCTGAAGAACTCATGTACGCTGTTGCCAACGTCATCCATGAAGGTCATCGTCAGAGCACGGTGTTTGATCTGCTTCAGCACCTTGGTCCTGAAGTTGTACATGTTCACTTCATCGTAGTCGAAGTCGACCTTTGGACGGTCGACTGAGCGAATGAGGAACGCGAAGTTCTTGGCCCAGGTTGCTGTTTCCTGGCCGAACATGGCAAGCACCTCAGGCTTGAAGAGGAACTCAACTCGGAATAGGAACTTGAGCTTTGGACGGAACTGCGAATCAGCGATGCTGGCTGCGTACGACGTGGCATACCACGAGCCGTCGTTACGATTGACAGTTGTCGTTTCAGGCTGACCGAATGCGTCCTTCAGCACCTTGTTCAGGGGTCCGGCCGCAAAGTCCTCCACCGCGTTCCCGAACAGTTCGGTCGCGACGCGCTCGGTGTTGATGCCACCGACGTTGAGAAGTTGCTTGATGTCTGCCATGAGGAACCGTTAGTTGGTTCTCTATTTAGTCTCCCCGTGCGTATCCCGCTTGCACCAGAAACGCCCTAGGGACCCTCAGGTCCCTAGGTTGATAGGTTCTATTGACTCAGAACGTGAATGACACCACGGAGGCCGGGCGAGCGTAGGTATCCGATGCCCAGTCGTAGGAGCCCTTGTACTCCTTGACGCTGATGTTCTTGGTGCTCGCTGAGTTCTTGATGATGTCATCGAGGTCCTGGCCGAGCTGACCATCATTGTCGACTTGGAGCAGATAGGTCTTGCCGTCGGCTGCCACCTCCCAAGTCGTATCACCAATGTTGCAGCCGTTCTTGTGCGCCTTCAACCAGGCAGCGACCTTGCGCTTCATGGTTGCGAGTTCCTTGGCATTCCGAGTGGTGACGTCGATGAGCTTCATAGTGGTCCTTCGGGTTGGCGTACCCGAATTGTATCACATTACCCGCGTGCTAGACGCCATGGGCCTGGCTGGCTAATTGCGTTCTTTGGACCGGTACGGACGTACTTCTTCCCGTTCAACGTAACCTCATCGGCGCCGCCTGCCTTCTGGTCAAGTTTGTCGCTGAGGGCCTGGTCGATCGTGGCTTCGCGAAGTGCTAGGAGTTCTTGGATGAGCATAGTTGTTCCTTGGTAGTTTCGATCAAGCGTAGATCACGAGTTCTTTCCAGTTTGGAGCACCGGAACGAACAATATCGAGACCCTTGGTAAACTCACGCATCGTGACCGCCGTGATCTCCTTCTGCTGGTGCAGATGGAGCAGGTGATCGAGCAGTTCTTCCTTCTGCTCTACCGATACATCGGTTCCCCCAAGAGTGGGAAGAATCTTGCGCATCCGTTCAAGGATCTGCGATGGACTCAGGTCCATGTTGATCTTGGCAGAGCGTGACATGATGGCTGTGTCGAAGTCTTCCTTCTTCAGGTTCGAGATGAACACAACACGGCCCTTGAAGTCGAACGTAGACGGGTACTTGATCTTCGTCGGATCAATGGTCGGGGCTTCGTCCTTCTTCTTCTTCTTGCGCTTGACGGTTGCGTCAGCATCTGGATCTTCTTCATCGTCATCTTCCGGTGGTGGAGCTTCCACCTCGCCGTTCAACTGAGCGTCGATCTGGCGGAACAGCGTCGCCTTGCGAGCGTCGTCCATCTTCGAGACGTTGATCGTCTGGTTCGACACCCATGAGATTTCACGAACAGGTGACGTGTCGAGTGCAGCCTTCAGGATGTTCGTCGCATCCTCATTGCGCCACATGCTGTCCAAGTCGTCGAAGATCACCAGACCGCTTTCGCGGTACATGTAGAGAGTCTTGTAGATTTCGATTGGCGAAGCCTTGCCCGAGAGCTTGACGTAGTCGGTGCCCTTGACCATGCCCATGTCGTTCACCGTCTTCATGATGGTGAACGTCTTGCCAGTGCCTGGGCCGCCGTAGATGAGCAGCGAACGGAGCGTGCCCTTACATGCCATCGACACAAGCTGTGCCATGTGACCGTACAGCGTGTCGGGGTCTTTCATTTCGGCTTCAGTGCCTGGACCATTCACCGACTTCGAGAGCTGAGCATACAGCTTCTGAGCTGCAGCGTTGTCAGCAGCAGAGATGAACCGCTTGCTGTCAGGATCCTGAGCCGTGACCTTGATGTACAGGATTGGATCCTTCTTGCCAGTAGGCTGGACCTTGACAGAATCAACAGGCTTGTCGGCCTTCGGTTCGTCCTTTGGAGCGTCGCCCTTTGGCTCGTCCTTTGGAGCTGGTGCATCGCCCTTTGGCTCATCAGCTGCTGCCTTGGAACCACCTGGCTTCGTGTTGAACTTTGCAGTACGACCCTTGCCGATGCCAGTGCCCCAAATGAAACTTGGAATCAGGATGTCGTGCTCAGCAGCGATCGACTTGATCTGTTCGTTCGAGGCGCTTTGCGCGGCTTCTTCACCGTACTTGTCGACCATGAGCTTGTAGAAGTCGGCTGGGGTCGTGCGCTTTGCCATCTCATCGAGCTGCAGATCTTCGCGCAACGGCACTTCAATTTCGCCGGCGCTCGGGTTCTTGATGATCGCAGCAATCTTGCTCATGGCAGCGATGATGGAACCAGCGCTGATGTCCGCCATGTCGGCAACGAAAGCAGGACCCTTGTTCGGGTGGTACTCCTTCCAGATGTCGAGACCAATGACGTGGCCGCCCTTGGCACGAACACGGAACGCCTTGCCCGTGCTGCCGATGAAGTACACGTAGCCAGTTGCACCAGAGAGCTTCTCAACGCCACTGGAACCGCCGAGACGGTAGAGTTGCGAACCAAGGAGCTTTGGCATCCGCTTTTCGAAAGCGGAGATGAGACGGCCGAAGTTGTCTTCGGAGAATTCCGCTTCGGCGAGGAATGATGAGAAGGTGAGCATGGTTGTCCAGCGAACGATTGTGCTGTATTTAGATGCGAGTGAAGGACCCGTAGGTCCTTCTTGCATCAGAGTGCGGAAAATTACGCGACGTTACCGCCGAGGGCCGTGCCGTAGCCTTCGCCCGAGTCGATGGAGCGAGCGTGATCAAAGCGGAGAGTCACTTGGATCGTGGCTGCTTCGTTTGCGCTGTAGTCGAGGTCACCGAAGTCGACAGCTTGAATGAACACGCCTTCGAGGATCCACGTTTCAACAACGCCTTCATCGCCATCAAGCTGCTCGAGCTTCACACCGAACTTGTAGTCCGAACCAGTAGCTGCAGTGTTCAGCCAGCGACCGTCAAGATCCACACCAACCAAACGTTGCTGAGTTTCGAGCTGACCCTTGATGACCTTGGAAGCGAGACCAGTCAGGTCATCTTCCACCGTCATGGTCATTGCCGACCACTGATGCTTGCCAGCGATGTACGCTGTTGAGTTGTAGCGGTGCAGTTCAATTTCCTGGAACTCGAGCTGCGGGCGCGAGACGGTCGTTGCCTGCATAGTCCAGTTCCGGCTGTTGCCACCTGGCACGAGGCGAGCAACGTCTTGGAACGTGACACGCCACTTGTTCTTGAGCTTTGGGTGCATGATGCCAGAGCCAGCGCCTGGGATGCCGAAATTTGCGAGGGTTGCCATGAGGTCTCCTTATGGATCGATGGGCGTCGTCCTATTTACACTGCAGCAGGGTTTACTTGTTGCCGGCGAGCCCGGAAACGCAAAGAGGGACCGAAGTCCCTCTCATTGGAGCGCTGAACCTTAGATGTCAGCGCCAGTGGACACAACGCGGATTGGGATGTAGATGAATTCCGCTGCCTTGACAGGCTTGATAGCGACATCCAACCACAGCTCGTTCCGGTCAATGCGAGTTGCCGTGTTGTTCGTGCCATCGCAAAGCGTTGCGAAGTCGTACAGCCCGCGCTTTGACAGCACATCGGCCAGCATGCCATCGGCAGCTGACTTCAGATTGTCACGAGTGATCTGGTCGTTCGGTTCAAACACGAACGGAACAGCGCCCTTGCGGAGCATGCGACGGAGATACGCTACGAGACGAACCACATTCACACGGTCCATTGCCGATGCGACTGGAGCCGAGGTCTTCTGACCCCAGATCAAGATGCCACGACCTGGGAAGAACACGATTGGGTTCAGATTCTTGTCGTACTCGTACAGATTGTCGCGCTGACCGTCGTTCAGATTCGCTTCCACGAACGTGGTTGCTGCACCGAGCGTGCCAGTGACGTAGCCAACCTTCGAAGCGCCAGTGACGATACCACGGTTTGCACCAGCTGGTGCCATCCACACGTAGCTCTGTTGGTCAGAGTACGCGATGGTGCGGAGCACTGTGCCTGATGGAGCACCGAGAACGTTGCGACCGTCGAGGTTCGAGGTCAGGCACCATGGGTAGTAGTACGCCGTCAGGTTGTTGCGAACGCGATCTGAAGTCAGGCTCCACGTTGCGATCTGATCCGGTGTCTTATCGCATGGGGTGTCAGCGATGACGATGGCTTCTTCCTTGACGTCCACGCAGAGAGCGGTGAGTTCATCGGCAAGTTCCCAGTACCCTGGGCAAGCGCACAGGTTGAACTCATACAGCGGAGAACGAACGTCCACATTGCTGTTCACAGTCGCTTGAAGAGCGGTCGTGATTGCAACACGGCGAGCAGCATCATTGGCACCAAGCGGATCAACCACGGTGGTAGTCGTTGCTGTGACCGTGAAGGTATCACCTGCCACGAATGGGATGGTGCCAGCGTTCAGAATGAAGTTGATGCGGTTGTTGTCGTACGGAGCGCCAACGGTGCCAGTTGCCTGAACACCAGAAACAGAACCAGTGACCGAGAAGGCAGTGGCCGAGGTCATTGCGATGGTCCACACTTCAGCAACAGCCAGCGTGTCAGCAACGAGGCTCGACGGTTGGCCAGCGCCTGCAGTGACGTGAGTCAGAGTCGTGCCAGTGAACGTAGCGTGGTAGCCAACTGAGAAGGTGATGACGTCACCAGCCGCATTCGACGTTGAACCAGCGGTCACCGTGAAGTTCACGCGATTGCTCGTGAAAGCGATACCAACAGTGCCGGCGCCTTCGTAACCAGAGATGGAACCGCGCACGGAGAATGTGCTTGGACCAGTGAAAGTCACGGTGAAGATCTGTGGCTTGACATAGGTGCCAGCGCAAGTGATCGACGCAAGGGTGCTGTTGCCGACGTTCGATGCCGAGTATGTGACGGCGCCGACCAGCGATGGGGTGCCAAGGCTGATGAACGACTCAGGAACTTCGTCGTCGAGATCGATGCCAGCGCGGATGACGTACGCACGGTTGCCAGTGCCGAGGAACTGGTTCAGTGCAAGCAGACCATACTCATTCCGTGCATCGCCGTGGAACTCATTGCCCGAAGCGTCATTGCGGAAGTATGGAACACCGTACAACTCGAGCGACTGTGAGATGCTCGTGACGGTGCGCACGATGTCGTGCTCAAGAGTGCCTGCTGCTGGGGTGACTCCATCAACCTGAGTCTTGCCGGCGCGGGTGGCGATGAAGAAGACCGGCAGCGTTGGTGCGACTACCGGGAAGAAGAAACTCTCGTTGATGACTGAGACCGATACGCCTGGGGAGACGAGGGTTGCCATGTTGTACTCCTACTGTTTGGGCCGTCTAGGATGGCCGCTTGGGTTTGCTCAGGGTATTTAGAACAGTGCCGGGCGGTAAGCCGAGAATGCGGGTGTTTTACAGGAGCGAGAACGCCCGGAGCGATTTTTCGACCTCGGCGCGCTGCGCTTCAGACGCTTTGTCCGCCACCTCCCGGCCACTGGCGCCGACTTTCTGCATGAGCTGCCGCATTTCCTTCTTCTGAGGGAAGGTCGGCGGGAACTCGTCAATGGTGTCGGCGATCGTCAGCATCATAGCCATCATCGCCTTGGTCTTCTTGCTCTTGTCCTCTGACTGGTTCTCGATGACATCGTGCAAGTGCTGCCAGGCGAACATGCCATCTGCCTTGAAGACCAGCTGTTCGAGTGACATTGCTTTCGTGCGCTCAGCATCTTCGTGTGATGGGTTCAACAGTTGCATGACCTTCTTGAGGTACTCTGATTTGTGCATGTCTGGATTGCACGCGATTTCCATTGCCCGGAGCCAGCGTCCAGTTACCTCGCGGATGTCACCAACTCGCTTGTGGTAATCGGCGCCGCCAGCGGCACGAAACTCGAGGTACTTCGGAAGATGCGACAGGTTCACGGAGTAGTACTTGCCAGTCTCGGCGAGACCTTCCTTGCCGAGTGCAATCAGCTCAGAGGCTGAACGTGGTAGCTTTCCGTTCGCCGAGATGCTGTCCATCACCACACGCATCTGTGAGTTCGTGAATGAGTTCGCAGCTCTATCGAACTTCTTGAGGACGTGCTGATCGCCCATGAACAGCACCAGCTTCAGCGGATCAAAGTGCTCCATGTTCTCGAGTGAGATGTTCACGTGAATGCCGGTGCTCTCGTTCGTTTCGATGTCGTAGTGATCAAGCACCTTCAGCACCGCCTCGAGCTGCTTCATCGCCTCTGACGGTGGCAGTGGTGGCGACACGAGTTCGACCCCAACCCCAGCCTGACCTTCTTCGTCCGACTTGCCGTCCTTGTCCTTGATGGAGGTATCGTGATAGAGGTTCCAAGTGGCGTATCCCTGAGCGTCGACACGGAATGGAACGCCGAGCTGCCGTTGCAGATGCTCGGCCATACCCTTCGCCGTCTTCTTGTAGCCGTTATAGTACCCAGCGCTGAGACCGTCGCTCGTGTTGATTGAGGTGTCATCAGCCCAGCCGTATTCCGGTTCCAGCTCGTACTTCTCAATGAAGTCGATCATCTTCCCAGCGTAAGCTGACTTGACCCACATGTCCCATGTGAACGTGTTCGTGATGCGCTTCAATGCCCTCGAGCGTGCCTTCGTCTCAGCTTGCTTCCCGTCATCTTCATCTTCATACGATTGCCAGTTTTCATCTACCCAGGCGTCTTCCTTTTCTGCCTTCCAGTCTCCGAAATCTCTGTCGATCACCGCTTCCTGGGCATTCGAAATTTTGAAGTGCGACTCGATATCACGGTAGGTGGTCATGTCTGACACCAACCGTGTTGCAGGCGCCTGGGTATCCGGTTCCTGATGGTAGAATGTACCCTCCGGTACGAACACCTCGAGTTCGAAACCGATCTTCGCCGAGTCTTCGTTGCGCTTGAACGAGTGCGCGTACGCCTTCGCACTCATGCGAACTTCCGTGAGGTATTCTTTGAAGGTGATCATCAGTACGCTCGATTGATAGGTTCAGGCGGAATAGGCCCTGTTGGTGGCTTCTTGTATTGAGCGGTATCGGCCCATTCAACGCCATTCCAATGCGTTGCTCGGCCAAGAGCTGAGCGCCACCAAGTGTCGCCAATTGCCGGTGCTGCTGGGAGGTCATCCGTTTGGTATGTACAATCGGCCTGCGTTAGGATCGGCTGGTCCTGTGTGTCTACCTCCATCCGAGCCACTGGCGGACCGAATGGCTGGACCTCGCCATCTTCACCAACCTCGACCACCGTTTCGTAGTCGCCAGTGCCGATCTGGATGATGATCTTGCGGACCAAGTCGTCCTTGACGCCCATCGGGATGCTCAGGTAGATTGGCATCGCGAACGTCAGTGTCCAGGTGATGATACGCTTCTCGGTGGCAGATGGGTAGTTCTCTTCGTTCGAGATGTCGGTCAGCTCAACCTTCGTGATCTTCGTCCAGTCGAACGGGGCATCGCTTTTCTGGATCTGCAGATCAGGATTGAAGAGCACGAGGATCTGCTCGAGGATCTGATGCATCTGCTGCGTGTTCGACGCGTAAATGCTGAGTTCCATTGTGGTGTTGTACGGCACTGGCATGGCTCGCTTCACGACTGTCAGATCGTTCGGGAAGACACCGCCAACTGGCAGCGTGACCCGTTGATCGACATACGCTTGGACCTTGCGACGTTCAGGTGCTGGCTCAATACCTTGGAGATGCACCGCCATCATTGGCAGGCTGAAGGTTCGGTTCTGCGTGTTCCCAGCGAAGATCGCAGCAACGACACGGTCCTTTGTCCCGACAACGCACGGCACGGAGATGAACTGCTCTTCGTCGCACTCACCCTTGCCGGTCTGGACTTGGAGACCCTGGAAGATCGTCACGAACTGCAGCATGTACGCCCGCAGTTGTGCATCATAGAAGAAGTTTCGGATCATAGTTCAATCGCTTGTTTCTTGAGATTACCGACCATGTTGAATGGCACGATGACCCAACGGGTTTCAGAGCTTGCGTACGCTTCGTCGTTCAGTTTGTCAGGGTCTCCTGTTAGGAGTACGTTGAAGGCGTAGTCACCGTCACGCCCTGCTTTCCTCAAGTAAAACCGGGCGGCAGCATCTTCAGCAAGCACAAACACTTCGCCAACCTTGCTTGCGACCAGTCGTTCCCAGAGCTTCCGTGACCCAGAGGTCTGTGAGTTCGAGGAGAACAGGACCTGACCGTGCTGCACCATTGCTTGGTACATCTTCAACGCCATGCCGGTGCCGCGGATCTTCTCATGCGAGCTCAACGAATCCGTGACGACCCCAAGGAGCTTGCCACCCGAAACTTGCACACTCTTGACCCTCAGCTCGAGGCGCATCAGCGCGGAACCGTCGCGGTCCTTCATGATCACTCGGTACTCAGGACCGACTTCCTTCCAGACGAACTCGTACCCGTCGACGTCCATGAGAGGCGCCCATGTGCTGTCCACCTGTTGCTTCGACACGACGTGATGTGACGCCTTCTTGCTGTACACGGCATCGTCGTGATCGATCTCGGTGAGGAGTTCAGCTAGCTTCATGTGATCTTCTTCGTAGTCATTGACATCACGGTCGTATGATCGAAGATCTCACGCTGCGATGGCTTGTGTGATGAACGCTCTGAACGACGATCGGTCTCAACCCAGAGCCACTGATTCTTGATGGCAGAGAACTTGTACAACCGCGACCCAATCTTCAGGGCAGGGTCGTAGTTCAATCGGAAGAAATCGCCATCATGGGCACTTGCCACATCAGGAAGCTTGAACCCTTCCATGTAGTCCTGACCGTCTGGCGGCAGACCATCAGACACGTACGGACCTGTGCCGTCATACGAACCCGGAGTGTTGAAGCGGTCCATACCGCTGGCAACTTCACGGATGTTCGTGCCCTTCTCTGGGACAGCGGCCAGCGCTTCGGCGGCAACTGCCTCCGACGCTGTCAATGGTCCTGTTTGGATTTGCTCAATGCCATCGAAGAACGAGCCATCGTCAATCGTGTACTTCTGAGTGTCGATCGTGCCAAGCAGATCTCGGTGCTCTTGACTTGGGATAAGCTGTGACGCTTGGAATTTGAACGTGATTGGGCGCCACTGTGTGGTGTATCCATCGGAAGCCCATGACACGTCTGACACTTCGAGAAACTTGCGAACAGGTCGGAGATTGTGATCGTACTGCATTTCACTTGGAACTTCGATCACATCGCCAATGACGATAGGACGACCGAGTGCCTTGATCATGAGAGCATAGACAGTGGTGAAGGAGTAGATGTCGGAAACTTGGAAGCCGAACTTGCTCAGATCGCTGATGGCATCGAACGGTTGGTATGCAACCTTGAAGGTCGCAGCGGTGTTCGAGTAGTCGCGGTCGCGATTCTCAAGGAAGAGCGCATCTTGTACATCATCCAGGGTCGTGGCTTGGTAGTCAAACAGCTCGAGCTTCTGAACTTCCCAAGGATCGCCGGTCGTTGCACCGCTGAATGACACAGGCACAAGCCGCCAGAACCGCGACGCTGATGACTGCTTGATGCGAACCAGCATTGGGGCTGGTGAATCAGGGAGATTGACCACATCGACGCGGTACCAATCTAGAAGAATTGGCAGTGACAACAGATCACCGTTTGAGAACGGTGCAGTGCCAGCTGTAACAGTGAAGGAGCCGATCATCGAGTTGAATCTGACGCCGACCGTTGCAACGCCCAGTACTGAGGTCGTAGGTCCGCCGGCGACACCACGTGCGTCGCGGGTGAACCAGACCGTGCCGGTTGTAGGACCAATCATCGTGACCATGAAGGTGCCCGGAATGACACCAGCACCTGGGGTGAAGCCGGTGATTGTTCCATTTCCGGCGCCTGACAGCTGCACAGCACCGGCCTTGCAGGTGCCAGTGCTACGTTCGACCCGTACCTGCAGTGCCCGACGGTTCTGGGTTGGTTGCACAATGCGGAAGGAGGTGATGTGCTGAGCTGCTGGAGCACCAGGCGCATTCACGTCCTGACCGTAAGATGTCTTGGTTGTGCCAAAGTCATAGCCCATCCAAGCAGGTGTCGTGAGCACGTTCAGCCCGGTCTGGACTGATGTCCAATTTGCTGCAAGGACATCGAATGCGTCATCAGAGCCGTTCAACGCAAAGCCATTACCAACAATGTCCACAAGTCGACCCTGCTCATGCACACCAAGGAGCTTGAACACATTCAACGGCGCGCCACTGATGTTCAGGTTCTCAGCGGCAATCTGCTCTTGGTACTTGTCATCGCCGTTCGTGTTCAGAGTCAGTTCGCCCACGCACAGATCAGGCGCCACATACTTCTTCGGCAGTTGTGTTCCTCCGATCCCGGAGGGATCGAGATTATCCATGTTCGCTGGATTGTTCAGCGAACCAGAACCATCAGGGCAGTTGGTGATTGGCAGCATGGATCAACCCATCAAGAACGAAACATTGCCGTGCTCAGCGTTCTGGTACTCCCAGTCGAGCAGCGCTTGCTTCAGTTCAGTGAAGTCTTGCCGCGCCTCTGCCAACATCGTGTCGCCATTCAGAGAAATGGTACCAGCCGCTCCAGGAGTACCGCTTGTGTACTTCGAACGGATCATGCCAAGGTACTCCTTGCACTCGGCAAGGGCCCAGTTCTGCAGGAACTGCTTGCACCAACGATCGAGCAGCAGCTCCTGTTCCGAGCGCTCAAGTTCAACCTCGAGCACGACCTTCTCTGGTGAGCGAATCAACCGCTGAAGGAACAGCTCGCGTCGTGCTTCGTTCCACGTGAATGGAATGTCGCCAGCAAAGATCTTCTGGTACTCTTCAGACCATGAGTGCACGAGGTGAACCGACAACAGGTCACCAGCACCACCGCCCATGTTGTACCACTGCTGCGCCCATGCTTGACCCCACGTGTTGTCAGGACCAGAGCCAGTGACACCGTACAAGTTCATGCGATGGACCTTCATCACTGACACAATCGCGTCAGTGCGGTCCACTGGCGAGTTCAGATGGTACACGGTCTGGTTTGGATTCAGTTGGAACACGAAGAACCGACGCTCGTATGCGCCAATGCTGAGCTGACGATACGTGTCGAGCGCATTGTCGATCGCGACGTTGAACTGCTCTTCAGAGAGCTCCACACAGAGTGCTGGGTAGCCGAGCTGCGCCTTGAGCACGTTGATGAGTCGCATACGTTCGTCGTATGAGCCGTCATTGCCAATGCCGATTTTGTCGGTTGTTGTTGCACCCTGCTGTGCCGTGTTCGCGTGCATCCATGCGGTGCCGTTGAAGACGTTCAACTGCCGAAGTCGGGTGTTGTAGAACAGGAGTCCAACGTACGGGGTGACCATGTCGGTCCCTTCGTACGTGAAGGTCGCGGTGAATGCTGGCACGAAGACGCCGACTGCCCGCTGAAGCAGCGAAGTGCTCGGTGTCGGGATCTGCCAAGCGGTGCCGTCCCAGTACTGCACGCGCTGGGATGTGAAGTCATAGAACAGATCGCCAACAGCTGGTGCCGCTGGAAGATTCACGTTCGATGACACTTGACCGAGTGGTACCCAACCAGCGCCGACACGGAACTGCGTGTTCGCTGGTGTCATGTCGATCCATGCATTGCCATCAAAGACGCGAGCACGATTGCCGCCGAGCAGGTAGGCATGACCAACGATGCCAGGGTCCTGATCCCCAGAGAGAATGGACTCGGACCGGGTCGGGATCCAGACGCTCCTGGTCGCGTCCCAGTACTGGACCAGGTTCAACTGCTGGTCGTAGTACACCATGCCCGGGGTTGGGTCAGTTGGTGCATACGGCAGGGATGGGAGCGAACCTGCGTAGGATGAACTGTCCTTCTCAACGCGGGACGCTTCGAGCGGGTAGGACTGGATGCCGATCGGGTAGTACTGTAGGACGTTTGTTGCACCATGCACCGAGGCGTAGTACAGCGTGTTGGGATCGGTACCAGTGACGGTGACGGTGAAGGTTGCAGTGGTCCCATCATCTGACACGGTGCCAGATGGGAACGGACGGTTCAGGATCTGGGAGTAGAACCCAACGACCTGGTAGCCATCGATCATGTCAGCCGCTGGGGCACCGTACACCAGCGACGCACCTTGATACTGTGTGCCATCGTTCGGGTAACCGACGGCTGTCAGCGGCTTTGTACCAACAAGGATCACAGCACCATCGATCGCCGAGGCAATGTGCCCAGGGGAGATGGCCAGTGGTCGAGACACCACGAGCTGGATCGTGGTTGGCGTTGGGCGGCTGATGTCGATGTCGAACTGCCGGGCCGCGACCCACAGATCGTGCGTCGTCATTTCGGTCAGATTGGATGATGCCATAGGGATGTGCTCTTTGGTGCAGTGCCCTATTTACCCCACCGGGGTACTACATACTCTTATCTGTCGGCTAATGCCTGTTATGCGCTACACTCTGCACTGCTTTCGCCCTGGTGATACCATCGACGCTGTTCTCCGCGTTCTCGGTCGTCACAACTTGACGCAATCGGAGCTAGTGGCGCTGCGTGAGCAGTTCAATCTCCTGAACGACAGAGCACTCCCCCGCCCAGGGATGACCTTCAAGATTCCTCTGCCAGATGATGACAGAGGTCAGCATGGTCAGGTGTTCGTGGAAACGGACGACGAGCGGGAGCGTGATTCCTTCGGTTTCTAAGGAACACACATGACACACACTACCAAACCATCTCAGTTCGATGTCCTCATGGCCATGTACTTCAAGACCCTTGAGGTGATGTGGACCCTCACGTTTGACGTGAGGACCTGGCGCTAACGAACTAGCTCAGCTGCGTCCTGCAGCTCTCGAGTGACCATTCGAAGGAAAGGTTCCTTCTTCGTCTCCGGCACATCAGGCCGGTCGCATTGGACCTTTGCCTGTTGCATAATCGCCCGGATTCCCGGTCGTGTCGGTGTGATCTCTCCCGAGGTCACGTCTCTGACACATTCCATGTATTGCTGGAAGGGCGACCCAAGCTGAGCACACCCCATCACCCAAGCTAGCAGCCCGATCAGGACAAAACGTGCTTGACGATTTTGGCAATGTTCCATGCGTCGTCAGCACCGTTGTGGTGCCGCCCTTCAAGTTCAACGTTCATCATCTTCAGCATCGCGGCCATGCCGGCTTCGCGCTTCAGGCCATGCTTGAGCGCAAACAGCGTCTTGATGTTCACATGGCTGCGCATGATGTCGAACGGGTTTTCTTCTGGCTCGATACCGTACAACTCGCCAACACCAGCACGCCCGTATGAGCTGAGCTTGATGCGGTCGTACTCGCCGCACGAGAACCAGATGTGATCCTTCGTGATGCCGTAGTCGGCAGCAATGGCCGCCAGTGTCATGCGCATGCTTCCACCGGTTTCGACGTCAGCTTGCAGCCAACCCGTCAACTCGGTGCAGAACTGGCTGACCTTCGTGAACTGCGGATTGATGATGTACGAGGACGGATCAGAGACCTTGCCGCTCTTGATGTCAATCGAGCAAATGCCGATTTCAATGACCTCATTCGGTTGCTTGCCTTGTTCTTCCTTGGTGGCCCAGCAGGTCGACTCGACGTCTACCACGAAGACAGTGTTCAGATTCGCGCCCATGGTCAGCCTTGAATGGCAGTTGTCGGCGCAGTCAGCTGCTCGAGCACCGTGGCCTCGACATGCAGATTCAACTGCTCGGCCTTCAGAGCTGACATGCCCTGCAACGCCTGTTCGTGCGTTGCGCCAAGCGACTGTTGGTAGTACGCCTTGCGCTGAGTCAGTTCCTTGATGCAGGCGTCAATCACCTTCAACCGTGCTCGGATGAAGTGGACGCGTTCTTGTGAAATCGGATGCATGGAGACCCTTTGAGGTGATCCCGGCTTCGAACCAGGTGGGGAGTGAACGATTGGAGTACTTGGCGAACCGAATTTTCTCGCCCAAGTAGAAAGCCTGGTAACCAGCGATTGGATCATTTGGCACCTGGTATTGGTCTGGCATGCACTGCACGAACGGGCTGCGAACATGGTACGGGATGTTCCGAGGTTCAGTCCGAAGAAACGGCAGATACGCGGTGCTCGCATGTACTCGCCCGTAGCGACGAGTGTACTCGAGGCAGAGATGCTCAAGCAGTGACAGCAACCACTGGTAGTTCCCAATGGACCGACGAACCCAGATAGCGCATGGATGCGCGGCGTGAGTGGCGTTGTAGCAGACGGCGCGGTGAATCACCGGACGATCGAGTATCAGCAGCTCTTCGCCGAGCAACAGGTAGAATTTGCGCTTGCCAACAGTGGCTTGTTCGCCATCGAGAACTCGATGTGCGGTGCTCAAGAGCTGCGTGTACTCAACAATCATCTTCACGACATGCTTGTCGCAGTGCTGTTGAGCTGCCAGCTCGGGGTCGTCATTCAAGGCGAAAATGTTCATGTCGTGATTGTACCACGACTGGCAGTTACGCGCGAACTAGTGCGAACCCTGTATGAGCAGTTGAGAAGGACACCGTCATTGCATTCGCACTTGTGAATGTCACATCGCTCGGGAGCATTGGTTTGTACACGCCGCCACCGATGTCCACAAAAATGTCGAAGGTACAGATGAATGGAGTCACCAATCCAAGATTGTGAGTGATCGTCCAAGTCGTAACAGCAGTGCTTTGGGTGTGCCGGAACGGACCGAACATCGGCTGGTTCACCACCACAAATGTGACCGGCGCCAGTGACTTGCAGATCTTCAACAGCGAGGTCGAAGTGTCATACCACAGCTGCCCAATGTATGGGCTGAACGGCGCAGTCGAGCTCGCGAAAGACTGCGCCTGCTTGAGCATGTTCTGGTACAGAACTTCACCCCAACCAGAGGTTTGATTACCAGTGAGCTCAATCGGCCGCCCAACAACGTTCTGCTGCTCGACAACCAACAGATTGCCTTCACCTTGAATGGTGAAGAGGTATGTTGAGATGTTCGTGATGATGCCGGAAGTGAGCTCAATACCGGCGCCTGACGGCATCGTCTCATTCACTCGAATGGTCGTGATACCGCCAGAAAATTCACTCGAGGCGGCGCCAACCGCGCTCGGCTTCGTAAACACGGTGTACCTGCCGTTGTACTTCCCCGTCGAATTTTCCACAACCTCAAATGACGTCGCCACCAGCAGGGTAGTGCCTGCGGGCGGCGTTGTGTACACGTAGAACGGAACACGAGATCCAAACGAGTCAGTCCACTCCTTGCCGTGGAAGAGCTGCGTCACGTCTCCGGAGACGGTGAACGTTGACGGTGAGCCAACGTTCGTGCTTGGATTGATAGTTGAGATCTGGAGACGGCGCATAGTTGGTCCTGGACTAGGTCCCCTATTTAGACCACATCAAACGCGACGCGAAAGGTCACGATTGATGGATCTTTCAATGGCTGAATCGATACCTCGAACAACACAATGCGTGCCGTGCCCGGAAGAGGCACGATCGAATAGTCCTCGAGCACCATCGCGTCAAGCGCATCCTGCATTAGCGATCGTGAGCGCATCAACGACATCATTGAGTCATCTGGTAGCTTCACCAGATCTGACAGCAGGTACAAGATGTTGATGGTCGGCTGAGCCGCCCTCACCACGTCGTCGTTCGACAACTGTGCTGCTGGTGTAGTTGGACGCGATGAGAGGATAGGCATGACCTATTTACTCGTCGAAGGGCTGTTCGATGCCACCGTACAGGCGCGGCAGGATGCCAAGGTTGTCGTCGTGGCGAGGACCAACCCAGCCAGCTGGCTTGATCAGATCAGGCAGACCGAGCGGATTCGGACGACTGGCCTTGATGCCGACTTCCTTGGTCATGTTCGCGACATGGACGCGGTCCCAGGCTTCATAGGCATCGACTTGGAAGGCGTTCAGCGTGCCAATCGCGACAACGCACAGATCGATCATCGCGTCGACGATGTCTTCAGCGGCCAGATCGCCCTCTGCGAGCACGGCATCAGTGGCGATTTCAGTCGCTTGCAGACCAACGAGCTTGTCGTACCCGAGCCTAGCTTCGTTGAGCTCTTCCTGCAGGAAGTCCAGGCGGAACTTGAGGAAGGTCAGGAGCTTGGTTGCATCGAGCTTGTCGACAGCGTCGGTGACGCCGAACTTCTCGTGCATGTCATAGTTGTCAGCGACCCAGTTTCCACTGGGGGCGAGGAGCATGTCGTTGATGAGTTGCTCGAAGTCGAATTCATCAGGCAGAGCGTTGAGGTCAAGAGTCGTCATAAAGTTAGTCTCCCGTTGAAGCCACTCGGCTGAGTAGCAAGGAGTAACTTCATTGTAACAAGTGACCGTTACAACTCAACCTTGAAGGAGGTTGTAATTGTAGGCTTCACGTCGAACCATAAAGTATGAGGATTGACCAGTTCTTTGGAATGGCGACCAGAGCAAGAAAGAGATGGCGCCACGATACACAACCGCATCATGTTGAGGAGAAGTGTATTCGAAACTGTGGATGACTGTGTCTTGCCCAGCCTTCGCCAGCCGTGACCAGTGGTCGAACTCTGTTCCAGAGATGGTGTGCGACTTCGAAATCGTAGATCCAACTTCCCCGGTCGAATTCAAGAAGGTAGCCACCTTGTCGTCCTGCAATTGCCCGTGCAGCGAACGGTCCCAGCTGCACTTTCTAGCTGGATCAGGAATGTCAACTGGATATCCGCATGCAAGCAGGATTTCGTTGTGGGTGAACTCACACTGCAACCCAAGGAACAGCTGAACCTTGGCACCTGCAACTTCACGAGCATGTGCCGCTGCAGAAGCGGAAATGGGGATGATATCCCCAGACTGAAGAATCGAGTACTTCATCATCCGTACCAGCTGTGTGCCTTGTCCCATTCTTTCACCACCTTCCCGCAGCGTCGGCACTTCACAGTGTAGAAGGACCGAGCCACGTCGTCGTAGTTTCCTTCGTGGTACGATGACTCTTCAATCGTCGAAGAATGTGCGCAGAGATTTTGCCGCTCGGCATTTAGCGCCGCGAGTTTTTCCCGCAGCGCTTTTTCGCGTAGTTGCAGAATCGTTTTCTCACGATCGTGCATTGCAATGAGCTCATCGAGCGCATCTAAGCGGAACTCATCAGAGCCAGGGATCATGCACTCCGAGCTCATCGCAACTCCTTCAACAGCTCGAGCAGATGCCCAGCATCGACGAACGTCAGCGTCTCTTCGGTCCACGCATCGGAGCTGCGGTAGTAGTCAGTGCTGGGCACGCAGACCGTGATGGTTCGTGTCGCTGCATCAACCGCTTCCACCAGCTCCTGCAGTGAAACTGCTCGGGATTCTTCGACGGCCAGGGCTTCCTCCAACGACATGATCTGCGCGTCGGTGTTGATCTCCTCGCGTGCGGCCATAGCTTCCTGGATAGTCGGATACCGAGTCGCTTCCGTGAGGTTCGCCTCGAATCCGCTGCGGAGATTGTAGGTGCCGTCTGGCCAACGAAGAACGTACATGGTCTGCGCGTCAGTGTTGATCGCCTCACGCGCAGCCGCCTGGTCGGCCATGGCTTCCTCGACTGTTTTGATAGTGCCGTCTGCCCCACGAAGAACGTACATGGCGCGTCCTTAGAGGGTCAGCGACGAGCCAGCGGTCACGTACGCCATCTTGGCCGCCGTGAACTGACCTTGCCATGACCACTCGTTCTTGATGTACGCCTTGAACGACTCGGAGTCGAGGTTGATGTTCTCGTCCACTGACATCTCGAGCATCTCGATGACCTCGGCGTAGTCAGCCTCGTGGTTCTGCGGGAACGGCACGGAGAAGCGGAAGTTCTTCAGCTCGGTCGGGTCCGTGACCTTCGAGACCCGCTTGGCTGCGAGCTTCAGGTCATCGAGCAGACGTTGCTGATACTCGGCGAGAGCTTCAGCGTACTCGGCCTTGTGGGTTTCGAGATTGGTGCGCAGCTTCGCAAGCAGCTCGAGGCGATTGACGTTCACAGAACGTTGGCGGATGTTCATCATGTTGATTCTCCAGAGAGTCGAATGGCGGTGTCAAAAAGGTCCTGCACGGTGACCACACCATACGCCTCGTCGTCTGAGAATTCGAGACCATACTCGTCTTCAACCATCATGACGACCTCGACCAAATCGAGGCTGTCGAACTGAAGGTCTTCCAAGAGGCGGGTTTCGGCGGTGATGTGCACATCTTCATCGCAGCCGTAGTCCACGATAAGAGCAATGATGCGGTCAAGTGTTGGTTTCACAGTGTCTCCTTTGTAACGGTCTGATTGTACTCAGACCACCACGGAGGTCACCCCGATAGTGGGATGATGAACCACACACCCCAGGGACCCGAAGGTCCCTGGTCATCACGTCGTGTCGCCGTCAATAGTCCTGGTACTTGTCGTCAGGTTCCACGAAGATCTGGGTGAACTGTGGGAACTGTTCGCTGATCGCCAGCTCGAGGTCGTTGATGTCCTTGAGCAGCTGCGGCACGTTCTCCTTCTCACGGAACCGGGCTCTGATCATCAACAGCGCGTCTTCACCGAGCTGCAGGGTTCGGCACTCGTACGTGTGCTCCACAGGTTCGAAGTCAGCCAGCAGCTGGTGCAGCGCTCGGCGAACCGATGGGTCCACGCTCTGACCGGTCAGCAGCTCCTTGGTTTCGATGAAGAGCCCAATCGCAACGACGATGAGCAGCACCCCGACGGCGATTGAACCCATAGCGTCGAACGCTGGATTGTTGGTGTACAGAGCCAGCCCAAGGAACCCGGCAGCGATGCCAAGACCGAGCAGCGCGGCAAGATCCTCGCCGAAGATCACAAGCAGCGCTGGGTCACGGGTCTCCTTGAAGAACCAGAACATGTTCTTGCCGGGATACGTCTCGCGAATCTCAGCCAGACACGTTCGGAATGAGCGCAGCTCCAGGAAGAACCCGAGGGTCAGCACCGCGATGGCCCAGCCTGTGTGCTGCAGCGGCTCGGGGTTCATGAGCTTGTGAACGCCTTCGTACAGCGAGTACGTGCCGCCGAGGCTGAACAGAACCAGCGCGACGATGAATGACCAGAAGAACACGTTCATGCCGTACCCGAACGGGTGGTCCTTGTCGGCCTTGCGATCGGACGTTCGCTTACCCCACATGAGCAGCAGCTGGTTGCCGCAGTCAGCGAAGCTGTGGATCGCCTCGGCCGCCATGGACGCGGACCCGGTGAAGTACGCGCCGACGGTCTTGGCACCGGCAACGCAGGCATTTGCCGTTAAAGCGGCCTTGATGGATTCACTCACGGGCGGTACCCCAGGTTCAGGGCTGCGCGCTGTTCGACCGTCAGCGCGTCCCAGGTTTCACGAGCCAGCTCGAGCTTGGCGCGGGCCGCAGCACGGGCGTCCATCATCCGTTGCACGGTATTCTCGACCATGTCGAGGCTCCACTCATCGGACAGCATGCCGAGCGACACGGTCTCGCGGTCGTCGTCATGGAAGCGGAACTCGACGCGGACGCTGTCGCCGTTCGGGAGGACCGCAGTCTCGGCAACTTCCGAGGCCTTGGCCATCAGGAGCAGCAGCTTCATCGGCAGTTCCTTGCGGAACTCCGCAACGCGCTTGGCTTCGTCCGCCTCGTACAACGCGCGGACTTCGGCCTTGGACGGCTTCTTCACCCTGGCCTTGGGGGCGGGGCCGGCGAAGTCTTCGGGATTCAGGTTCATGATGTCTTCTTCAGGTTGATGATGGGCGAGGTCCCTTTGGCGACGCGGAGCAGCGCATCCATGTGGCGCTTCTTGCGCAGCTTCTCGATTCGCGCGCGTTGCGCCTCGATAGCGGCTTGGAGCTTGGGGTCGATGATCATGATTTCACCACGGGCCAGTGTAGTCGTTGTCGGTGTTGTCTTCGTCTTCCGACTGGATGGGATCACCACTGACGTTCGCGAAGTGGAACGCGACGCCGACATCGATCGCGGCGCGCATCACACGATTCGTGCCGGACTGACACATGAAGTTCCCGTTCGGATGGGAGACGTTCACGAAGTAGCAGATCTCGTTCGGGAACATCCAGTAGTCCGACACGATGATCTTGATCTCGCAGCCGTTGTGCTCGAAGATCACGTTCGAGTCACCGTGCTCGTCTTCCACGATGGTGTAGGACTTGGTGGCCACCAGCATGGAGTCGCCCTGCTCGTCTTCCGCGACAATGTAGGACCCGCTGGCCAGCAGTCTGGAGTCGGACTTGGTATCCAGCAGGCCGGCGTCGATGAGCGCATTGGCGAAGGAATCAGCGGCAGCAGAGAAGTTCAGGGTCGTGGTCATGAGTTGCACATGGTTGGTTAGTCGATGGTGCTATCTTAACTCGATCCCGAGGAAAGTACACCATCGATCTGTAACGGTCAGATGAGCGGGTTGAGGCGGTTGATGTGACCGGCCACGAGGCTCCAGGTTCCACCAGCCTTGCGCCACGAACCAGAGTTGCCACGGCGACGGTAGGTGCTGCCGGTGCTCGTGGTCACCATCAGCTTCGGGCTGATCTTCGTCACGACACCGTCGGGGTAGTAGTCACCGTTGAAAGCGTAGCTGACCGGGTCTCCGATGGCCGGCACTTCCGCGATGTCGTAGCGCGGGAAGGAGTTGCCGCCGCTGTCGGTGCCGATGTAGAGCTTGCCCGTGATCGCGGTCAGGTACTTGGCGATGGTCTCGACGCGTTCCAGCGACTTCCAGTTCCAGCGCGACTGCCACTCGGCACCTTGCTGGCATTCAGCGGAGACTTCGGTCGGGAGGTCGTTGACGAACTTGACGCAGAGCATGTTGCACTCCTGGGGTTGATGTGGCTATCTTAACTCGATCCCGAGAAAAGAGTTGCACAAGAGTGTAACGGTTTCATTTCAGTTGCGGGAAGTACACGTCCATGTGCTTAGGTGGGTTATCACGAAGGCTGTCCTCGAGCCGCTTTGTCAGTCGTTCCCACTTGACCAGATAGTGCCGCTTGAGGTTCTCATCGAGGGTCTGACACAGCAGAGCAGCCTGCTCAATCTCACGGGCCAGCTTTGCCTGCTTCTTCGTCAGGTAATTGTAGGAGCGCGCGGTTATGAGCATGGGCATGAGACCATCTTAAACTTCCAGGCAGCGAAAAGGGTCCTGTTTCCAGGACCCTTGCTTGTCTCAGCGAGGCGGCCGAAGCCGCCGTCAATCAGGAGAACGCGACGTTCGTCACGCGGATGCGTGCGTAGTAGTCGGCGGAGTTGCCGAGCGACGAACCAGAGTTCGTGAAGGTGGCCTTGCCGTAACGAGTACGGAGCGAGACGGCTGGCATGAACGTGTTGGCGTCCATGACCACACCAGTGCTCATCAGCGGCACGTATGGGCAGTAGAAGTAGCCGGTGTCGAGCTCGCTTGCGCCGCCCTTGTAACCGATCAGGATGTCTTCACCAGTTGCGCCCATTGCGGAGTTTGCACCACCGCCGAGCGACCAGGCGTCATTCAGACCCCAGTTGTACGAGAAGACCTTCATCTGGCCATTCAGCGTACCGACCATCTTGTTGCCCGTTGGGTCAGAGAACGAACCCTGAACGGTCGGAGCGAACACCGACTTCGAAGCGGACTGGAGGATCGAGGTGATCAGGTGCGAGCCAACGAGCCAGTTGCCAGGGCCACGACGGGTCTTGGAACCGATTTCGTTCGCGAGCTTGTTCACGAGGATACCAAGTTCAGCGAAACGGTCACCGATGAAGTTCGGCGAGAAGCCAGCTGGCGGAGCAGCGAAGTCGTACGTACCGACGGTGGCAGCCAGAGCGAGCAGGTCGGTCAGGATTTCGTTGTCGATTTCGTGAGCGATCTGAGCCGACAGAGCAGCAGTCAGTTCCGACTCGAGGTCCAGGCCGTGTTGAGCGGTCAGATCCTGAGCAGCTTCCATCGTCCAGCGAGCTTGCAGAGCGCGTGAGCCAGCGGTGATGGTTTGCTTGAGCACGGAGAGGCGCATTGCGCGACCGCCGTAGCCTTCGAAGTCACCAGTCGTACCAGCAACGCCGAGCGACGTGTTGGCAGTCAGAGCTGGCGGATAGCCTGCGGTACCGACGTTGGCCGTCGAGTAGAAGCGCTTCATCTTCGAGTTGTTCGCGAAGACTTCATCACCAGCGGCGATGTCGTTCGAAGCATCACCGTTGCCGTCTGCAGCTTCAGCAAAAGCGAAGCGCAGCGAGTACACCAGACCAACTGGACCGGTCATTGGCTGAACGCCAACGAGGTCAGTAGCGATGGTGCCAGGGATGATACGACGGATCATCGGGATCACGATCTTCTGGAAGTTGCTGACATCCGACGCCTGGTTGGCGGTGGCTGCAGCGGTTTCCATCAGGTGAACCTTCTGGTTTTCCAGAAGTGAGCTGACGATCTTCTTCTTCGAACCTTCGAGACCCTCGAGGAGAGCCTCCTTGGTTGCTGTCCAATTTTCCATGAGTTGCATGATTTCTCCTTGAAGGTTTACTTGACGCCGACACCAGCCAGACGCTTCATGCGTGCTAGGCCTTCGTCGAGTTGGGTGGCAGGGGCTGTGACCGGTGCGGTGTCACCCGTGACCACCGTGGTCTTCTTTCCAGCAGCAGCACCTTCAGT